GGTCGATTCAGACTGGCAAGACCCTCAAGGCACGATTGGCGGCGACCTACCTGATGGCGAACGACCGCGGGAACATGGTCATCTACATGGACAACCAGGTCAACGCGGCTGACTTCACCATCCGTTACCTGCGGCCGATGTTCAATCTGGTGGACGAGGTGCGCCGGCATATCTCGCCGAACGACAACCCGAAGAGCGACATCATCGACTTCGCGGACGGCACGATCGTCTACAACAATTCGGCCACGACGGAGAAAGACCTGCAGCGCATCTCGACTCGGTACGTCATCGGGGACGAAATCTGGCTATGGAAGAAAGGTGCGGTGGCGCAGTCGATGGCCCGCACGAAGGCCTATGAATGGACGGCGAAGAAACTGTATCTGTCACAGGCCGGCATGGTCGGGGGCGACCTCGACAACATCTGGATGATGACCACGCGGCACGAATGGAATTTCGTCTGCCCGCATTGCAAGGCGCTCCAGCCTTGGGACTGGTCATACGTCCGCTTCCCAGAACAGGCCAAGAGTCCCGCCGGCTGGGATCACCTGATGGTCGAACAGAACACGACCTACGAATGCGCCTCCTGCAAAGTGCGTCTGCCCGACACGAACGAGACGCGCATCGAATGCAACGCCGTAGAGAACGGGGCTCAGTTCGTCCAGACCGCCCAGCCCCAGAAGACCGGATGGGTAGGGACGCACGTCAACGCCCTGGCCTCGACGAGCTGGGGTTCGCTGGCCGTGGACATGATCAAGGCGAAGGAAGTGAGTGAGACGTTCGGCGATGAGGAGGCCCGTAAGATTTTCAAACAGAAGTACCTCGCCATCCCCTGGAGCGATGACGGCGGCAGCATGGTCGTCTCGACTGAGTCCGCCGACTACGCCCTCGCGGACGACTGGCCGGGCGAGGCGGTCATCACCCCATCGGGCAAGGTGGTCGATAGGGAGGGAGCGCCGGCGGGAAGCATCCCATGTCGGACTGTCGGCATCGACGTCCAGCGAGGCCACTTCTACGGGGTCTGCCGGATGTGGTCGAGGAGCGGGCATAGCCGCCTCAAAGCCTTCGCCAAGTTGGAGACGTGGCAGGACGTGGAGGCCTTCGTCACATCGACGGGTACCCACAAGGCCATGGTGGTAGTGGACTCAGGAGACCAGACCCAAGAGGTCTACAGGCAGACGGCGCTCAGGGGGTGGAAGTGCGCCAAGGGTTCTGGGGCGGACTCGTTCGCGGTGACCGACAAGGACGGCAACACCCTGCGCCGCTTCTTCTCCGACAAACAGGCCATCCTCGTACCTGGCTGCAAAGACCGGGCATGGCTCATCATGCATAGCAATCTCGCGGGCAAGGATTTACTCCACGGCTTGCGAGCGAGAAAGTGCTGGTCGTTCCCCCGTGACGCCACCCCCGAGTACGTCGAGCAGATCAATAGTGAAGTCCGCGTGAAGGACAGGCGGACGGGCAAGGCGACGTGGATCATGCCGCAGGGGAAGAAGGACAACCACGCCCTGGACTGCGAAATCCTCGCCCTGCTGGCGGCCGTCCGCTGGGGGGTCGTCGGCCGGGAGGCGAGTGTTGACAACTTGCAAAGCGAGGGAGGTTCGCCATGATGACCCTAAGAGCGGTGGTCGAGGAGCGTCGCGGGAGTGTGCGCCCAAGAGGCATAGAGCCTCGACCACCTCTCCCCGTTGCCTAAGCCCGCAGATTTATGCAGGGACTTTTCATCGGATTAACGGAAGACGAGCTCCTCGCCATCAAGGCGAAGGCGGTGTCTATGATCATGGAGGGGAAGACCCTCATGTCCTACAGCGACAGCGGTTCCAGCGCCACCAAGCAGTTCACCTTGCCGCCCAAGGAGATGCTCGCCGAAGCCCTCTACGGCTTGAGCCAGCTCGACCCGAAGAAGTATGGTCGTCGTCGCAACGTCATCAACGTCCGTTACGACAACCGAAACAACGACTCTAACTATGGCCTCTAAGTCCCCGAAGAAACCCACCAAGGCCGGCGTTCCTAAGCCGGGCAAGTTGCCTAAGAAGGCGCTGACTGGTGCGGCTGGAATGCCCGTGCCTCAGGCCCAGGCTAACGGCGGAGGCTACCCGCAAGGCCCGCGCTGGGAAAGCGTGACGCAGAGCAACGGTCGTCAAATTCTTTACATGGGCGCCAACGTGGACGCCCGCCGCGAGATGTCTTCCCGCGATCGGAACATCATGGTGAAGAAGTGCCGCCATGCCGAACGTAACTACGGGATGTATAACCAGATCCTGAACGATATGGTCTTGTATACATCGGGAGACGGTATCAAGCCGCAGTCCCACGCGAGCACGCCGGAGGCCGCACGGGCTTACGAGGAATACTTCGCCGAGAAGGCCAAGCGCATCGACGTAACGAACCGCCTGTCTTTCTACCAATGCCAAGGCATCATCGTCCGCGCGCTCATCCGTGACGGTGACGTCTTCGCCGCCAAGGTTCGCAACGCCAGGGACGAGGCCCGCATCCAGATCATCGAAGCCCACCGCGTCGGCGACCCTGCTGACCGAGACCGCCCCGAGCGCGTCTGGGACGGCGTCGAATTCGGCGACTTCGGCGAGGTCATCGCCTATTGGGTCTACCGCTCCAACGGCTCCAGCCGGCAGGTGCTTGCCAACGCGATGATGCACGTCGTGGACTTCACGTCCGCTTCGGCTGCCCGTGGCACCCCCCTGCTCCAGCATTCGGTCAACAGCCTACAGGACATCGACGAAATCCTCCAAGCCGAGACCCGCGCGGTCAAGGATCAGTCAGAGGTGACCCGTGTGCTCAACAAGGCTGGAGGCAACATTACCGACGATATGGCCTCCGAGCTGGGCGGCGGAGACCGCTGCTACTCCGGCATCGTCGAACAGGCCGGCGGTAAACTCCTCGTCCTCGAGCCGAATGAGAAGCTGGAGATGCAGGAGTCCAAGCGACCCAACCAGACCTTCAACGGATTCATCACTGAGCTCCAGCGGGACGTGGCCTTCGGTTCCCTACCCTTCGAATTTGTAGCGAATCCACAGGCCTTGGGCGGTGCGTCCATTCGCCTCGTCACGGCCAAGGCGGCCCGCGTCTTCGGCAAGTATCAGACCATCCTCATCGACCGCTTCTGCCAACCGACTTGGGATTTCATCATCGCCGACGGCATCGCCAAGGGCGAGATTCCCGACGACCCGAAGTGGTACGAGACTTCCTGGACTACGCCGAAGAGCGTGACGGTGGACGGCGGACGAGACGCCGCGAACGATCGTAACGATGTCGAGATGGGCCTCCTCTCGATGTCCGAACTCTATGCCCAGCGCGGCCTCGACTTCCGTCAGGAGATGGAGAAGCGCGCGCAGGACATGAACTACATCGTGAACCTTGCGAAGCAGCAAGGCCTCCCGGTCTGGATGCTCTACAAGCCCGGCTTCAACTGGCTACAGCAGGGACAGGCTCCGGCCCAGACTCCCGAAGGCGTCGCTGACAACCTCGACTTGCCGACCCCCCAACCATCTAATCCCTAACACCCGTGCGTTTCCTTTCCCAAGGCCTTCGTGGCCTCGAGCCTCTGCTCATCAACCCCGTCCGCGCGAAGGACTACGTCGAAGCCTCGAAGGCCGCCGGCCTCGGCGACATGATCTCGCAGCTCTTCGGCGAAGCACCTAAGCCTTACGTCGTCGGCAACGTAGCGGTCATCCCTGTGTCCGGCCCGATCGGCAAGGGACTGTCGCCTATCGAGCGCCTCATGGGCGGAGCCGATGTCGATGTCATCGCCGGCTGGCTGGAAGAAGCCGCCTCAAACCCTGCGGTGGAAAAGGTGTTCCTCTCCATCAACTCCCCTGGCGGAACCGTCACGGGCGTCGAGGAATTGGCTTCGATGGTCGCCAACTTCCCTAAGCCGACCCGTGCCTTCGCGGATAACATCGCCGCCAGCGCCGCCTACTGGATCGCCAGCCAGGCGGATGAATTCGTGGCGACCGCCTCTTCGTCTATCGGGAGCATCGGGGTCTACCTCATCGTCCAGAACCTCGAAGAGTATTACGCGTCCCAGGGCATCAAGTTTGAGGTGATCGCCGCAGGTGTCCACAAGGCCGCTGGCGCCGAGGGTATGCCCCTGACCGCCGAGCAACGCGCCTACCTGCAGTCCAGCGTCGAGGCCACCCGTGACGGCTTCCGTGCCGCCGTCCTCCGCAAGCGCCGTTACGTCCAGACGAGCGACATGGAAGGCCAAGTCTTCACGGGCCGCGAGGCCGCCGCGAAGGGTCTG